TGGTTTTGTTCGCTGCAATCTTCGTGTAGCCTGATTGCTTCAGCAGCTGGACAACAGCTTTGATTGCTGTTGACTTTCTTGCGCCGGGGCTGCCAATCAGCATACAGAATTGATTTGGATAGATGTTTCCGAACCCAAACGGCAGCATGTAATTCCGCCCAAGCAACGTAGCAACTGCTGAAACCATGCACCACTGGTGGTAGCGTTTCGGGCTTTCAGATTCTGCAACGTAGTCCTGCACGTAGCGGTTAAGAATCATTTGTTATTTTCCCCAAGCTTTATGACCGTGTTTAACGTCCGTTGGAATGAACAATTCCCGCACCTTACCATCGCTGCCCTTAACATCAATGCGTGACTGCATCATTGCATTCACCTCATCAACAATCTCAGGATGCTCCGCACGATACTGAAACAAGATGCTGTCATGTATCTGTGCCTTGATGCGAATCAAGTGCGGCTTGTCCAATGCCCAACGCCATATTGCTAGAAATTCACGGTTGACAATCATAACTGACAGCGATTGCGGAACATGCGCGACATAAGCGTTGAGCGACTGTTTGCTAGCTGCAGGATTGCCAAAACAAAAACGTGTCCAGCCTGTTGCTCCTGTGAGTTTACGGGTGCTTTGTACTGCAAGTTTAATGCTGTCGTACCAACGGCCCTTAACAGCCGGGAACGTCTTGTTATAAATGCTGAGTAGGTGTTCACAGACTTGCTTCAGCTGCCAGCCAGTGGGGAGTTTCAAAAGGCGCTTCGCAGAGATAACAGCTTCAATGCCCATCGTCTCCAGCAGGACTCCTGCTCCCATGTTATAATTGGCGCCGTGGTTAATCCGTTTTGCATAATCACGAAGAGACATTCCCTCAAATTCACCACGCTTCTTGGCTGCTTCTTGCTCCTTGATTTCTTCATAGCTGACTCCGAAAAACATTGCCCCTTTGTAACTGTGGCTATCCTTTCCGCTGCTGAAGATTTCCAGCAATGCTGGTTCCCCACTAAGGACAGCCACGCATCTATCCTCTGACTGCGACTTGTCAACTTCAGCCAGCAGCCACCCTTCGTCAGCAACGAACATGCCTTTGACTTCTGGCGGTATGTTCTGAATCTGTGAGCCACACCAGAACTGGCTGTCCTTTGATGCCAATCTCCCTGTGTCTGTGCCTGCTGGATTCAACGAATAAAGGAAGCGGCCATTGAGAAGATCAACATCGAGATAGCTGCTCAGCAGTTTCCGGGCCTCGCGATAATTCGTAATGCGTGTGAAGAACCACGCATTGAGAGGATGCCGTGCTGCTGCCTTCTTCAGTTCCTTCACGTTGCTGCTTGGCAAATCTTTGCAGCCGAGAATGTCCATCAGTTGCTTGACTTGCTTCGGGCTGCTAGGATTGAATGCTTGATTGCCAAGACTGGCACGGAGGCTTGCAAGAGATTCATCCAGCTTCTTTGTCTCTTTGGCTGCAATCTCATCACGCTTCGTAGTATCAATGGCAATGCCCTCCATGCTGCAATGCAGACTTGGGAACACGAGAGGAAATTCAATCAGGTAATTTGCTTTCGCCCATGCTGGCATTTCACGCATAAGTGCGAGGAAGCAATTAGCGGTAGCCCATGTGTCCTTAGCATTGTAGAAGTAATAGTCATGCTGGCTTCCACTGCTTTCATCTTTCCAGTACTGAAAGTCAGGCAGAAGATACGATGTGAGGAAGTCGAGACTTTTCGGCATCTCACTGTACCAGCAATGGAACAGGTGAAGCGTATCCCATATATAGTTTTCAACCGGGACACCCCAGCGTAAGTTGTAGGCGTTGTCATACATTCCGTTCTGAAAGATTTTTGCTTGCGGCAAGCTGTTGAATTTCCCTGCCCAGTTAAGCATGAACATGTCGTCAACTGGAATCACGATGCTGTGGGTTGTGCCATCAGCGAAGATTGCACAGTAACCGCTGACATCAATGCGAAGGCCATCACGTTTGGTTTCAATGTCACATGCAATGTAGAGTGCATCGCGCTGAAAGCGCTCGTAAAGTGCAGGGAGATTTTCCGGGGTTGCTATTTCCCAGCTAAGCTCGCTCTGTTTGAACCAGCTTTCCGGGCTGACAACTTTGCTGATATAGCGTTCTGCAAGATGCTTGCCATAAGGCACAGTGACAAAGTGTTCCAGCTTATTGATGCAAACAATCGGCGTTCCAGATTCTGGAAGATGCAGCAAAGAGCCAGCGTAGTTATCCACGCTGGCTTTCTTCTTGCCACTGAGCTTGAGAATGAAACTTGGGCTGGTTGTGATGATTGCATCAATCTTGTTGCGAAGGCAGAACATGCGAATCTCAGCAAGTGTTTGCACCTCATCAAGGAACAGTTTGCAATCATGCCCATTTAGCAGAATCTTCAGGAAGCTGAGATAGCTCTTATCTTCAGCAGTGCCAACGAATAGCAGCTGCTTCTTCTGCAGCTGTGCTGGCTGCTCTTGCTGTGGTTGTGCTTGTTCGGCTGCTTTCAGCTGTGCTGCTTTTGCTGCCAGAATGCTCCCATCAATTTGCATCTTTGCTCTCCATGAATTTATCAGTTGCTGCAAACATTAAACAACAGCCTCCAATTACTCAGAAGCTGTTGTGAACTGCTAGCTGCTAGGCTCAGGCCAGCGTGATTCCTTCCACGATTGCGTAAACCTTGCTCGGATCCTTCTTGTCAGCACGCTGACGCACAGTTGCGAACACTTGCACGCCGTTCAGCTGCTCCAACAGGCCGCCGATGTTCGTAGTTCCGAATGCAGCAGCAAACGGAGCGAGGAACTTCTTCAGTTTGCCAACGCCGAACTCGTTGTCCAGCGAGAACATTTCGCCGAACTGGTCGCCGACTGTTGGCGGAGTTGCTGCCGGGTCAGCCAGTTCCAGAGTTTCCAGCACCGTGTAGTTCGCGGTGACTGCATCCTTGCCGTTAACTTGCTTGACTTCAACGTCCAGTGACAGCTTGAAGTAGCCATTGCTTGGAACCTTATAATCCGGCAAGTCTGCCAAATCGGACAGGTCGGTGGACAACAGCAGGGATTGGTCGAGTTGTGTGAGATTTTGCGACATGTTCATTTCCTTTAGTTTAATTGAAGTGAGTTACGTTACAGTTGACAGCACTTTGCTGTATTTATTCCGGTGTTGCTGGTGTTGCTTGTTGCTTGGAGTGTTCTGCCAGCTTGCGAATCTGATGCGAGCAATGGCTACGTTGCGGCATTCCGTACTGGCCGCCGATTGCCATTGCCAGCAGGAAGTGCAGCTTGCGAATTGTCAGGCCGGTGGTTGCCATGATTACTTCGCGACAGCTTCTGCAGCTTTGAACAGCTGGTCGCAGATGCCATTCACTTGCTTCAGGCGACGTTCGGCCAAGTCATATTCGTCCAGCTTGTCCGTGATTGCATTGAAGTTCAGTTCCTTCTGCGCGCAGAGTTCATTGATGCTGGCTTCCAGCGTTATCATCTTTTCTTCCAGCTTGATGATCTCGCTGTCAGCTTTGGCACGAGCGGCACGAACGCGTAGCGGGATCATTGCTTCATCCAGCTTCTCCTTCGTCATTGCCAGCAGTTCCTTGAACGGTTTGATTTCGAATGCCATTTTGATTCTCCTCTGTGGTTGATGTTGCGTTGGTTGGTTGTTGCTGTTAAGTTAACAGAACTACTTTGGTCTTGCTGATGTTGCTGCCATCGGATTTTGCCAGTATTGCATCTGAATCGTGGAAGACTTTGTTGGCTAAGTTTCTGCGCAGCTGCTCAATCTCAAACTCCAAGCCGCTTGCATAGTCTATTGCCTCACACTCGCTGTGGAAACGAACACCTCTGACGGCTGTTCTTGGGTGGCCGCTGGCTTGATTTATGGCACTGATGCTGCTTACGCCAGTGTTGCTGATAGATAGTGAACCAGCATCACCACAAGCCGGCAGGAAAGGATTCACATTCGTATACACGATAGCCATCACTGCCACCTTAGCCCAGCTGCTTTTCTGCCAGCGTTGCGTAACCGGCAATGTCATGCCAGTGATCAGCATGGTCAGGATTGCCAGAGAGAATGCGCCCGATCTTATGAGCAATCATCTCCAGCGATTCCTTCTGCACAACTGTCAGCGAATCCCAGTTGCCAACACGCATGTCCTGCTTGAGTTGCTGGATGATTTCAGCGGTCAGTGCGTAATCGCCATGCGTGTTCTGCCGTGCTTGCAGCGTCGCTGCTACGTCTGCTTGCTGCCTTACGTTGCTTTTAGCCATGAAGCTAACCTTCCTTTCTTACGAAATAATCCGCACTGATTTTGATTATCGTCAGTTCCGATAACATCTTCGAGGCCAGTGCGGAAACAACCTCGTGATTTCTGCTTGCCATTGCGAACTCCAACTCTGCTCGATGTTGCAGCAGCTTGACAAGCGCCTCTGCTTGCATCATTTCCATCATGGCGTTGTCAGCAGCTGGCATGATTTGCTGCGGCTTGTTCATGTCTTTATCTCCTGAAGGTGCTCGAAGAATGGAAGCAAGCTAGGCTTGTCCATCTTCTCTGTGACGATGTTGCTGCGGCTGCCAGTCAGAATGTTCATTGCGTAATTGGTGCTGCTGCCAACGCGATGAGATTTATTTGCCAGCTCACAGTAAACCACCTCGTCAAAATACTTTGCGAAGGTTTTGCTGAAGTTGCTGCTGCCAGCTACCGGCACAATCTTCATCTTCTTATCTTCCATTTCAACCAGTGCTTCATGGCTGATGACGATGATGTTGTAGCTTGCTTGCTGGAACATGCTGAAGATTTTATCCAGCAATGCACCCTGCATTCTCCAGTCCTCCCAGTCCGGCTTGTAATCATCCGGCTTGCCACGCGCTATGTGTGACATGACGCTATTCGTCAGCTGTGTTGCGCTGTCAATCACGAGAATGTCACGTGGGCCGAGCGCATTGAGTTCAATCAGCACGCCAGTGTTCTTGCACAGCGGGCAATTGACTTTACCATGCTGCTCGCAAATCACACACTTAACTCCGGCAGCAACTTTCAGAATCGTTTCAGCTGCAATGGGAACAGCCTTGGTATCAGGGATGCTGAACAGTTCGATGTTGTCATGGAACTTTGCATCGACGTTTGTCAGCAGGGAAGCAACGCCCTTCTCCAAGTCGAACCATTTCAGGTTGAAGCCAGCTTCTGCCAGCTTGCCAACGAGAACAGTCTTGCCAGTTTTTGGGGCCCCATATACGAGGACACGCTTGGTTGCACTTGGTTTATAAGTTGATAGTTTCATTTTGTTTTCTGCTCCTGCTGTTTAATAATCTTGTAAGTATCATTTATCTGCTGGGCCTTATCTTCAAGTGCACCAGCCGCTCGCAGCAATTCGCATTGGATGCTGCTGTAGCTCCGAGCCATGTTCTTTATGGCCCCAGCTAGGCGAAGCAATCCACCCACTTCAACCCAACGCAACTGATTCAGCTCGCGCAAATCACGTGCCATGTTAGCTCACCGTAATTTCTGCCAGTTCACTGGCTTTAAAGTAAAAATCAACACCAGCAACTTTCTCACCAGCTTCTGCTGTTCTCAGATTCGGCATCATGCTGCTGATGTAGCTCAGCAAGTCACAGCTGCCAAAGAATTCGCAAGGCCGGAAGAAGTTGTAGCAGCTTTCTCCATGTGTTGGAAAATGATCCGTCTGCCGGTAGAAGTCAATGATGGTGCTGTCCATTTGCAATTGCAGCAGCCATGTTGCGCGCTGTGCTTTCGTCTTGAAGAATGGCAGCACGTCATATTCCATCGCACCAGCTTTATAGACAAGGTAAAGCACATCATAGTTAGTTGCATCCACGCCGAGCCGCTTAGCAATGCTGTCAACAACGATGCTGTAACCGAGTGCTTGTGGGCTGTTCTTGTATTGCGCCTCATGCACGCTGTTAAACGTAGTTGTCTTGAGTTCCAGCACCATGAATTTCTTCTGGCTTGGCGACCAGAGAATAGCATCAATGTGGCCAAGGTAGATGTAACCATTCTCCATGTCCAAGCTGAATGCAAGCTCAATGGCCGGTTTGCCATCAATCGTTGCCAGTTCCCAATCTTGCAGCAGGTCATGCATCGCATCTGCAAACTTCATGATTGCAATGACAGCGTAAGCGATGCTCTTATTCTTGCCCTTCTTCGGATGCTCAATCAGCAGGTCGCCGCGCCATGAAAGCATTGCATCCCAGATTGCAGCATCGACGCTTCTGGTCAGAAGAAAGTTCTGAATTCCTGCGCCTACAGCATGGCCGAAGAGGAAGTCAATGTTATCCGTTGAATCACTGCTATTAGCAGCAGTCAGCTTTTCCAGCAGGAAGCGTCGCGGGCATGTATGCAGCGTGCTTTGCGTGCTATAGGAGAGGCAGTTGATTGCAGCTACTTGCTGCCGATAACTCATCCCCTCCGGTGTTGTCATGTGAACTGACTTGTTCTTGCTGTCCAGTGCCGAGACTTGTGATGAATTCAAATCCATCGCAAGGAGTTTGTTCATAGCAGCTTCGTTTGCGTTGCTCATTTCTCAGATACTCCATGATGATGTAATGGGAAAGCAATGCAGCAGCATGTTTATTTTTGAACGCTGCATTTGCTATCAGGTTAAAGCCTTCGGTGATAAACCAAGGAGGCTCGCGAAAGTTAAAGTTGCATTCCCTGTGTGCGAATGCTGACTTGGTACTGGTTGCCAGTCCTCCAATGGTGCCGACTTGCTTCCTGCAATGACTGCAAACAACTGGTGCTGCTTCCATGAATGGAAGCTCGGCATGGGTGCAATCGCCAACGAGAACTGGCAGCATCTTCAG